CACTAGTCTTATTATTTAAATAAATAACTTCAGAATAATCATAACTATTACTATGTAATTGAACGGCTTTATAAATAAATTCTTCTCTATTACTTGTTTTCATTTTAATAGGATTTGAAAGCCAAAGTAATGTATTCTATCAAATGTGGTACAATATCTAAAAATTTCATTTCCTGAACATCGAACCAACCATAATTTGTGTTTTCATGATCAAGAACCACATCAGTTGGTTCACCATCATATCTACATGCAAACACATGTTCAATACTGCTCTTGTGCCTTTGTATTGTGAATGAATTTACGAATTTCTTAACATCCAAACCAGTTTCTTCCTGAATTTCTCTTTTAACTGCCTTTTCAGGAGTTTCGCCCTTTTCAACTCCACCACCAACTAATGCCCACTTATTAGGCATCCAAGTATCTTCCTCGTCTGCTCTTTTTAATAACAATATTTTATTCTCATTATTGACAATAACAGCAATTGCATTTTTCTTCAATTCATCTTTATTTTCATTAAGTATCGATTGAAGTATTTCCCTATCAATTGTTCTCACCAAATAATCAACACCGCTTTCTTCATTTAGTCTTGGATTCTGATATGGCTTTAATTCAGAATTTGGATTTGTCGTCATATCACGTCTTACTTCTTTAGACCTTCTAATTGCATCTCTGTCAGTACTTAACGTTTTTTCAATAAAATCTTTCATCAAAGTTCCACCAGCAAGTGCATATTGAACTTTATCACCAGTTTCTGGATTAAAAGTATCGAAGAAATTTTTCAATCTCTTCAATGCCTGATAAGTTAATACACCGTTTTTAAGCACGAATTTGGCTCGTTTAACGCCAGTACCACTTGGATTGGATACTAGGGTTGCATGTATATATTTTAATACACTAGAGGGCACAGAATAGGTCTTATTGTACAATTCTTGATTAGCCATTACTTTCTCTCTAATAAATTTTTCAATTTATTTACATCCTTCTTATCCAATTTAAGAATCAAATCTGCAATCTTTTCAAGTTTTTTTTCTCTGACTTCATTTCCCTCACCCTTTTTACTGATTTCATCTTCATTTTTCTTTTCAACTACTTTATCTTCAGCAACTTTAGATTCATCGATTTGTTCAGGTTCTTTAAATGCGTTTTCAAAGTGTTTCTCAACAATTTTGATTATTTTCTTTGCATATTCTGCATTTACTTCTTTATTCACATTGCTGTCACCATCAACGATTTTCCTATAATCAGATTTAAGTTTATTTGGATTTTTATAATAGAACTTCAAAATTTCTACATATCTCTCAAACATCAATTCTTGTAAATCACTGAAAAGTTCAAGTTGATCTTGATTTTCTTCTCCTTCAAAGAAAGGTAAAAGTGTGAATCCAAATCTACCCAACATATCGTATCTGAATGGTTGATTACCAATTTTTGCATTATAATCCGTTGTGTTATTGGCTTGTGATTCCAAATCTGCACCATTTGTTGGAATACCATCATTACCAATCAATTCCCCATTGGCATTAATTATTTCAAACAATTCTTTCTTATTTATTCTCATAACAGCATATTTCTATATAAATACTATTAATTGTTAATAAGCACCATCACCACCATCATCATATTCAGGTTCTGGTTCATTTTCGTTTTCCATTTGTGAAATGAAATAATTAAATGGTTCAATTGCTTCCGCTACCTCAATGAAAAATTTATCTATTGTATATTGTTCAGGAGAAAGACCATATTGTTTCAAAAAGAGTGGAAAATATTTTTCACGTTTAGCCATTTCCGATTCCAATTGAATTTCGGTATCAGTTTTTGAAGTTAAATCAATTGCACGTAGTTCTTCAATTTTCCTTTCCTTTTCTTCCCTAATCCTATCAAGTTCCAATTCTATCTCACTTTTTGGAACTTGAACATTTTCTCTGACAATTTGCATGTATTCGCCATTATATGCAGCCACATGATATTCACTTCCATCTTTAATTAGCACTAAATCACCATCTTTGTAATCATCATTGATTGATCTGATTCTTGGCTTATTACTTTCGGTCATTAATTTATTCAAATGATTTAATGCATTGTCGTATATTTCATAATATACTTTGCTATCATCGTACATTTTAAATCCATTCCACACTTTTCGTGGATCATAACCAGTTTTATTCCAAAAATCAACTTCAAGTTCTTCCAAAAACATTGAATCATCGTAATCGTCATCATCGAAATTTTTCAATACCAACTCATCGCTTGTAAAGTCTTCTTTTTTCAAATCACCCTCTTTACCAATTTTAACCAAAATTTTCTTTTGTATTTCAGGGTCAAATCCAACCAACAATGATTCAACACGTTTATTAAACGCATCAAGATATTTTTCATAATTATACTCGCCTTTCATATTTGGATTCTCAAGCAAGTCTTCATTGCTAATAAGAGTAGCACAATATCTTTCCTTGCCAGTAACTTTATCAACAATAATTCTAGAGTCACCATGCGATTTCTTATATCCCGAATTTACATAATATACAACACTATCCAACTCAGGTTCTGGTGGCATATAATTTGCAATATATTTTAATTTATCGTCAATGGTCAATTCCTTTTTAACTTTACTCAAATCCAATGATTCCCTATGTTTTTCAAAAAGTTCTTCGGCAATTTTATTCCTCTTTTCAATTAAGAGTTCCATATGTGCCTGAACACCCTTTTCCCTACCATTTTTGTCAGTACCTCTTTTCTTATATGCAGTCAATGTGGTTTTTATCTTACTTTTGCTTGCAATCTTTTTCAACGGAATTTGCATATAACGAATATCATCACAATAATCGTAATAATACTTAACAAATTCACTACCTTGACCATGCAATACCATATTCAAACCCTTATCAATAAATTCTTCAATGTATTCAGGCATTATTTTAGACTTGATTGTATTACCAGTCAATTTGACCCTTTCTTTCATTTCACCAGTCTTCTTATCTTTAGCCAAAGAAAGTGAAGCATAATTAATACGTGAAAGATTCAAACAAGACAACGAATCACCATCATCATCAACAGACATAAACGGTGGCTTCATTTCTTCTTTATTGTATTTCTCAATCAATGCATTCAATCCAACTTTGCCACCATATTGCCATAAATCTTCAATCTTGCCTTCTTGAACACCTTCAATAACTTCTGTATCAGTTACTTTAATTGTTGTTGTTTCTGGATAACTAAAGTTAATACCGTCAGTTACTGCAAGTAATGCGGTACAACCATATTTGGTGAAGTAACTGATAGCATGACGCAAATGTAACCTACCAGTACAGGTAATCCTTGCCGCACATACGTTATCAGACCAGTTGAATGATATTGCCGAACCCAAAGCACCGAACAAAGAGTTGTTCAAAATTTTGATAGGCAATTGTTTTACCTTACACATTAACAAATCAGCAGGACTCAATTTATTGTTAATATATTTAACGTGCATTTCGTGGTCAATTTGCTTCAACAAAGTAACCTCTTCATTATTCAAGTTATCCCCATTTGCCATTTTTTTATAGATGTTACGAGTAGTTGTCAAATACAATAACATCTTCTTCAACACATTCGTAACATCAAACATTGGAAATACATTATCCGTTAATTGAATCATTGGATAAAGTGATGCATAGTCAATCTTTTTAATTCTCTTTGAGAATCCTACTTTATAACATCTTGCCAAACCCCCTGAAAATCTTTCGATTTTATCAGGAATTGGAATTGCTAGATCGTTTTCATAACTCCATGCGGTCATCAATAAGTTCCAAATCGATGCAGTACCCATAGTACAAACACGATGATATGTGGTTGGAACAATTTTTGCCAACATGAATGAAGATTGATTGTATAATTCATCAACCTGTTCAGTTTCCCATAAGTCATCCAAAAGGTATTGTTTTACAAGTTTTCTGCCACTGGTAAATAAAACAGTTCCTTTGGGCAATGCCGCACTTTTGAGCCATGAAACGAAACCACTATCGGCATCAAGATATTTCTTTCTCATTACTTTATATTCTTCGTCAGAAATTCTTCCTTTATTTCCTTGAAGAACATATAATTTCTTTGCAGTATCTTGATATTCTGTAGGAATTTCAATATAGTCATTATTTTCATTAGCCAAAAACATTTTATTTTGGGCATAGAATCTACCGATGGAATTATCTTCACCCTTAATATATGTTCTATTTGGCTTGGCAATTTTTTCGTACTTTGCGATGTATTTTAATTTACTTTCTTTCAAGTCACTATTCACCGCAATTGTTTTCTTTACCGCATGCATAATATCAATGATAGAATAACCCCACATTTCAGTAGCGGTATACTTATCAGCAGTATTGCCATATTTAACGGAAGTATTTGCCCTTCGCCTTAAATCAATACCTGATTTAAGTCCTTGTGGAAGTTTCTTCAAATCCATTTTAAGTATTTTTGCTCTACCCAAAAGGAATTCAAAGTCGAACATTTCAGAGTTATACCCCGAAATTACGGCAGGTTTTAAAATATCAATTAAATTAAAAAAGTCTTGAATAAGAGTTGCTTCAGCAACATCGTCATCCAATTTTTCTGCTTCAAGAATTGTTTCATATCCACGATTATCTCTGACACCAATTGCAAATACCCTTGATATTTGATGTCTCAAACCAGTGGTTTCAATGTCAAATGTGAGTTTATGAACATTTTTATATTCTTCAAAACCTTTGAAAAGTCTTGTCTGCGTGGATATAAAAAATTGCTCCGTAGTTCTCGGAGCATAAAATAAATCACGGTTTGGATAAATGATATCGCCTTTGGCATCTCTGATAAAATTGCCATCGCCATCGACAGCCTTTTCATATGGATTTATACCACCATCCCTCAAATATGTAACAATTTCATTATATGATCTATTGCTTGTCAATTTATAACAATAACCATTGACCAACCTTTTTTGATTTCCAGTTTTTAATTTGGTAATTTTAATGCCGTGTTTAATCCTTTTCTTTACAATGAATTCATCTGTTTCACCAGCATATAATTTAATGCCCAATTTAGACAAATCCTTCATGTACATGAACGGTTCATAATAAATCTTTTCGATTCTGGACTGTTTATTTGGCTCATGTATCACACATTCTGCGATACAGTTACTTGGGTCAGTCTCGACATTCACCAAATATTTTAAATCATTATTATAGCCTTCAAGAAATCCTTTGATTTCTCCCAATACTTGTAATTTATCCATCGATACTAATCTTTTGAGTTATTTTTAAAGTCTTTCGTCCCTGACGCTTCTTTCATTTGATTTCTTGCTTTATCCACCTGATATTCATTATCAAGAGTAAAATCGAAATTAATGTATAGTTGAAACGGTTCATTTTGATATAATAAATCATATTTATGACGATATTTATTGCCATCTTCGTCAACTACTTCATATCCATTATTTCTTAACGCTTTTACGTGTTTCCGAAGCAAATTATCCTTGTAATTATCAGGAAATCTATATGTATGATAATATTGACTTTCAATAATATGTGAACATGGAACACATTCACAACATGGCTCATATTGGACAATTCTAGCATCTTTAGACCCGATTATCCTTGGATTTTCACAACTAACAATTAAATTTAAGTATTGCTTGGGTAATTCATCAGCCATCTGCCATTTACTTTTTTTTGTCAATGGAAAAACTAATGGCGTTAATGTGTCGCAAATTGGTTGATATGATTTATAAATATTTTGAATATCATCCAAATATGAAATCGCATCATCATTCATGACATATCCAATTTGTATTTCATCGACAGGTAGACTTTGTGAATATATAATACCAAGTATCCATATTGGTATTTGTTTAAAATACAAACCACTCTCATTGGCACTGATACTTGCTTTAAAAACATAGCGGATGTAAGACATTCTACTGCTAAATTCTTTCAAAAATTCTTCCCGCAATAATTCAATTCGATTTTTCTCCAAAATTGATTTCATTTCATTGTTTTCAATTTCAATATAAATCGGAATTACATGATTACCTTCTGAAAGATTTTTCCATACTAAGTATGTCGAATCAAGTCCACCTGAAAATAATACTGCAACATTTTTACTCATGATTTTGTTTTATATGTTAATTTTTTCGTTTTTCTGTCATAGTGGTATCTTTTATCGCCAATAATAAAATAATCACTTTTAAAAGTATCTTCTACATTTTCAACCATAACACCACTGAACCACAATGCTGTTATCGCATTATTTGCAATCACCTTGAAATAATTGTCTTTCTTCTTAATTTCAAAGTCCAAATATAGAGAAACATTTTCATCTTCCAAAATGTTTTCCAAAATAAGTTTGACTGCTTCTACGACATCTCTTCTGTGTTTTTTACTTGAAATATCGACACCATAATTAATCGTTGTAAACAAAAAATCCTGAATAGGATTCAATCCTAATTTATATCTACTTGCCATGCTTATCTTTAATTTTTTTAATTACTTCACCAAGAACAGATTCAGCAACATTTGATGTATAATCTTCATTATCCATCACCTTAACAATTTCTTTTCTCTTGCTTTCAATTGCTGAAAATATATAATCATCAATTGTATCTCTAAACATTAACGGATATATATTCACCACACTTTTCTGACCAATTCTATGTAAACGGTCACTAACTTGATCGTATTCACCGACAGAATATGGTAAAGTCATAATAAATAACTTACTCGCTGCGGTTAATGTCAACCCATAGTTACAAGTCTGTATTGAACCAATGAAAACTTTCATATTGCTATTTGGGTCTTGAAATTGCTTAACAATTTCAGCACGTTCTTCAACTGATTGATCACCAGTATGAAGTCCTGCAACATCACCCAAAAGTCTTTTGAGTTCATAAAGTGGTTCTTTGAAAGTATCAACAATAACTACCTTTTCACCAGTCTCCAAAATATTTTCAATCAATTCAACAACTGGCTTAATTTTCAAATGAGATGTATATTGCCTCAAACGAATCATAACTGTTAATGGGTTGGATGTCGGATGCTCTACAAATTCATTTGCAACGCCAGTTTCAATTTCATCATAAATTGAAAATTCATTATCTTCCATTTCCAACATAACCTTCTGATATATTTTATCAGGAAGATCGTTCAATACTTCAAATTTCCTTTTCCTATGAGTGAATGGTGCAATTTTGTGATACAATTCTTCAAGTTTTTGTTCTGCAGTATCTGTAACATATCCCCATCCACCTGCAAAATCATAGGTCATACCGCAATAATATTCGTAAAAATATTTTTTTGTTCCAAAGTCCAATGGCGATATTTGATTTAAAACTGTAAATAATTCATATGCACGATTTGGCGCAGGTGTTCCAGAAAGAAATATTTTACTTATTTTCTCTCCTCTGAATATTTCCTTTTTAAATGTTTTATTGAAATTTTTATAGGTATTGGCTTTGTTGTTTTTCAGTTTTTGACTTTCATCACAAATAACTGCATCAATTTTACCAATATTTAATTTTTTCCACTTTTCCTTAAATTTATCCTTATTGCTTGGATTAAAAAAATCGTAATTAAGAATTATGTATTTAGCATCTTCAATACTACATTTATTCTTTTTCCATTTTACTATATGTGAATTGCTTTTGGTAAACTTTTCAACCTCATTATAGTAATTGAATTTAAGGGAATTTGGCGTGACAACAACGACTTTTTCAAAACCATTCATTTCAACGTAAAGAATACTCGAAAGAGTATTATGTGTTAATATACAATTATCTGTTACATATAAATGGTCATCAGATTCGATTAAAATACATTGCGCTAATTCCGTTCCAAAATATTTAACATCAATGATTGCACGATTTGGTAGATATTTTGTTGGTGCAACAAACGTTTCAATTTTTCTTTTTAATTTAAATGGTATAAATTCTGGAGGCAATTTAATTGTTAGTCTCCAATATAAACGTTTACTTCCATTATATAATACCCATTTTTCTTTTAATCTTCCAATTCCACCTAAAGACTGTACAATAAATTGAATATCTTTAATTAATTGTTTGGATGCAAGTGTTATTTCAATAATGCCATCTTTACGTGAATGACCATCGGTATCTAAAATACCTCGTAATAGTTCCAATCTTTGTTTAATTGATGCAAATTTAAATTCATTGGGAATAAATTTGGTGTATGAGTCACAACCTTTTAATCTATATTGTTTTAATGCCTGATTTATGTAATTATTCTTACCATCAGCAGTCAAATAATAATCTTTTATTGAGTTTCCATTAATAACCATATTATGATTAGATGGAAGTCTTAAAGATATTTCATTAATCATTTCAATATCAATTGTTGAAAATCCAACAGAATTTTTTGTGGTGATTGAACCATCGCCCAATAAACAACCTAACACATATGGGTCAATCTTTAATAATTTTTCATCAAATTCAACAGGTTTAACTATTGGGATATAATACTTATGATTACCATTTGCAAATGTTAATCCACTATCAATTATTTCACGCAATGTTTTTGTTTGAAATGGATTTTTACGCCAATTTCTGATATATGTATTTACATTCCAAAGATGTTCATCACATGAACGTGCTGATGTTCCGTCATTAAAAAAAACTTCATATATTTTTTTTATTCCTTGCGGATACACACCTAACACTTTTTTCGGTTTACCATCACTTCCAATAATTAAATCACCTACTTTAACATTACCCATCAAGACCCATCCATCAGGAGTAAGTATTTCAGAATTAATATCTTGTGCTTTACCTAATCCCATTTCATGGGAAATCAATGTGTTACGAGTAACATTCATAAACATTGCCGCAACAATTTGGTGGGGATATAACTTAATACCTTCATTTAAAAGTGCATGCATTTTGTCGGAAAACTGCACATATGTTTTTTCGAGTTCTTCTTTATACTTAACCCAATGCTCTTTTTTAATATCTAATTCAGCAATGAATTTTCGTTTTTCTGCTTCTTCAATTTCAATTTTTTTGATTTGCTCAATAAAAACTTTACGTGAATCTTCATTACCAAAGTCAAAATGAATTTTATTTGAGCCTTTATATTTTTTAATTAATAAGTATAATGAATGTGTTGAGACTTCCCACGCATAATTTAATGCACTCCATTTTCGAGTATCTTCAGGTAATTCCTTAATGCGTTGAATAAGTTGGTCATTCGGGGAGAATCTGAGAAAGTAAGATTGTTTCTTACCTATTCTCTCGCAGTGCACTACAAATAAAAAATTGTTTTCCATATTTTCATTTAATTTTTCAAAATTAATACATTATTTGCAATAATGCAACAATTCACAAAAACTATTCACAATGAACAACAAATTGATTTCTTCAGTATTTATATAAAAATTATTTATTATGGAATCTGGTGTCTATATGATTAAAAATACACAAAATGGTAAGGTGTATATCGGAAGTTCAAAAAATGTTAACAAAAGATGGATTGAACATAAATATATGCTAAATAATAACACCCACAAAAATGCATATTTGAATAATGCATGGCTAAAATATGGCGAGAATTGTTTTGAATTTTCAATCATTGAATTTGTTGAGTTATCTAAATTGATTGAGAGAGAACAACATTACATAGATTATTATTGTGCATGCGACAATAAATTTGGATATAATTTATCTCCAAATGCTGGAACTACTTTGGGTTGGAAACCATCTGCTGAAACAAGAAAAAGAATGAGTGATAGTGCAAAGAAAAAATCACCAATTTCAGATGAAACAAGAAAAAAACTAAGTCTTGCTAGAATTGGAAACAAATATGCTTGTCGCATAGTGAGTGATGAAGAAAGAAAAAAAATGTCTGAATCACATATTGGTGTTAATCGTGGTGAAAAAAATGGTATGGCAATTACTGATAGATTTGAAATAATAGCCATGCGAAATGATTATGATAATGGCATGAGAATATCACAAATCATGAAAAAATATAATAGAAAAGAATCATTTACTCGCCAAATAGTCAAAAGAGAACGATGGCAATGGTTAAATGACGGTAGTCTTAACAATACTATCTGAAATTATTACGTTAATATAACCATTAGTAGGCAATGCAATTTTACCACAATCACCTTGCCCAAGAAAATCAATAACAAAACTCGCCAAAAATCTTCCTGCTTTTTTGGTATCTTTTAATTTAAATTTATATACAAGCGTATATTGTTCTTCTGCTGGATAATTTTCTCTATCATTATTAACGACAAAATCTGCTGCTACGTTAGCAATACGATATAAACCAGTGTCTGCATCTATCATCGAAAAGGTTATTGCCACATTTTCTAGCATGTTGTCAGTAATGCCATATTGTTCTCTAACTTTCTGAATAAGGGGATATTTCAATTCAGGAAGAGTGCTATCTTTCTTAATAAAAAAGTTATTAATGTCAAATGTAGAGTAATTCATTTATTCTGTTTTTTCTTCACTATTATTTTTGTCTCTTTGGATGGTCTTCATGATTTCTTCTCGATTCATATCCAAAGATTTGATTCTTTTTTTAATTATAACACTTACCGAATCGCCTGTTATTCCCAAAACCAACGCATCGAATATTCCAAAAGGATGTCCACTTATTTCATTATAAAATCTAAAAAATACATACGTACACAATATTGTTGTCAAATATCTACGCCAGTTATCTAAAAACCAGAACTTCCAACTCCATTCTCGTGGAGTTTTAGGATTATCAATATCCCTTCCAGTTACTTCTGACAAACCATATATAATATAACCAATAAGAAAAAACCATAAATATCCCAACAACTGTGCAGTTGTAAATTCACCAAACATCAATTTAAATAATTCTTCTTTCATTAACCATAAATACGCCATTAACAAATTTTTCTCAACCTGATGACACCACGAGCCATACATGCGCATGAAGTACCACCACCCAATGCATATATTTGAATGTCAATACAGTGTGTTCCTGCAGTTATAAGTATGTCTCTTGTTACAAATTCACTCCATTGTGCACCACCAAATGAAGCAGCATTTTCAAACGTACTTTGTATAACACCATCACACAAATAACGAACTCCCGTACATTTTCCATTACTTAAATTACCTTGTCTAGTATTAATATCAATTTGATATGTGCCTGTTGTGAATGTACTTGCCGTATATCCATAGTATTTAATTGGTGTTATTGATGATGTTGCCAATGTTGTGAGTCTATCACCATAATGATAACTACCAACACCATTAACTTCTACATTTGGTACATATAATGTACCACCACTCATATAAAATCCAGTACAACCAGTTAATGCGCCATTGCAATTGAATAATACCTGACCATTTGAAGTTCCATATGTATTACTTGGATGTCTGTGATCTGCACGTGCATATGTTAAACAAGTACCAATTGCTGCAGTTTTATCCATTAACGGAGTTGTTGTAGATGCTTGACTAACCACATAACAAGTAGTAGCCACCTGACTTGTACTTGTATTTGGTGTTGCAGTTGGTGCATATATTGCACCAGTAAATGTAGCACCACTTAAATATGCTTTACTGTTGAGAATTGTTTTTGTTTGTGCGGTATAACCACTATAGACAGGAATTATAACATATGTATTTGGTGCTGTTGTTCCAGTGTAGTAATTAAATATTGAAGTATTTAATTTGCTATTGAGGCTGCTTGCAGTAGATGCAGTATATCCAGTAAATGTAGATGTTAATACTCTACTGTTTATATCATTTAATGTATTACCACTATAAGTGTTAAATTCCGAAGTATTTAATTTACTATTTAATGCAGTACTTAACGTACCACCGCTAATATTAACATTAATCACACCGCTATTCCAAGTAAGAGAATTTCCTGCAATGCTTGAATCAACATATAGTCCAGAACCATCAGCCAATAATGCTGAATTAGTTGGTAATTTAACTGCGATTACATTATTTCCACCTGCTGGTGTTATTTTTATACCGTTACCCGCAAGAATTCCTAAAGTCTGACTATATAATGTAAAATACAACGATGTAACTCCAACAGTTATCGGATTTGGCGTTGCTAATATCCAAGAAGTTTTTGAATTAGTGCTGCCGCTTAACACTGCAGCATACGCATTTTGAACCACTTCGCCACTAGGTGTTCCGTCAAAATCTGTACTACGTGTCATTGCAGAACCACTACCATTGTAATCATATATTCCGTTAGTAGCACCACTTGTTTGATCTTTTACCAATACTCTATAACCAGATTGCATTGTAATACCATCAATACTAGCAGGCGCACTCAATAAATTTATATTACCAGTTGTTGCTACATTTACCGCTTCTTTAGGTGTCAAACCACCAGCCAACGAATCAACGTATGCCTTATCTACTAATGAATGGGTTGCAAATCCAGCGTGATAATTATTCGCATATTCAATACCTGCCGTGCTTCCAGTTCTACTATCAGTGAAAACTGCAGAATTATTATTTATTCTAAACTTCAAATCACCATCACCATTTGACAAATCAACATGATATCCTTTGAAATTCAATGAATATGTTGTAGCACTAATTATAGTATTTTCTGTTAATGTACCACCAAGTTTGATATAGTGGTCATCATAATTAGTGACACCATTTGTAGCACCACTATATATTACATTAAGAATTGATTCTGTCGCTGCACTATATGGATTAAATTCATCATGTGTTACCACTAACGGATTTAATGTACCACCTGAATATGCGATGATATCATTAAGACAAACACTATTCAAGCAAGTAGTTGACGGTAAATTTACATTTCCAGTAAATTGTGGACTTTCAAGGAAAGCAAATGTTTTTCTTGCACTACTACTTGTGATAGTACCATACCACGCATCATTATTGAATTCAACAGCACCTATTTGAGGAGACGAAAGTAAATTTCCTGACGTAAATTTCAATGGGGCAAGTGTTGTTGTGCCTGATTGAATATGTATTATTGCTGTTGGTGTAATTTCACCAAATCCAGTACCAACTGCAGACACTCTTATTTTTTCAGTTAATACGCTACCATTTGGTGTACATATCATCATATCACCATAAGCGGTAGTTCCATTACCTTTATATATTGTTTCAATTTGCGAAAGAGTTGTGGCTATATTATTTACTGTCGCCCTTGAGCAAATATGACTAATTTTATCATTATACATTACATTTGTTGAACAATCTAAAGTACCTCTTGATTTAGCAATTACAAAGCCACTACCACACGCATCATCAGTAACTAATCGCATTTTTAGGTCAACCGCATCGGCATTTACAGAATCAATTTCAACTAAACTTGGGGATGCACCCACTACGTCTAATGTTGTTATATTTTCACTAATTTGCAACACATTATTACCAGTAATTGTGCCACCGCCAATACTAGTCCTACCAATAGCATCAACAAAAAATTTTGAATTGTAATCTAATTCTGCACTAAATATTGAAATTCGTTTATCACCATTCAACATCACACTTTGCACATATGGAATTGCTGATGGAATGCTTGCAGTTCTAAAACGAACCCAATACAAATCATATCCTTCTTCAATTCTATTTGGTAAATATGCCTTAATCCAACCACTCATTGATGAACTATTCCATGAAATGTTGCCATTTTTTGTTAAATCATTTGTTCCATCAAGATAGAATGGATTTCCAATCGAAATGTCCACCCACGAACTGCCATTCCAATACTCAGTAATTAACGTTATACCAGCACCATACGAATGTAAATGAAAAAAGGTAGTGTTAAATTTAAGCAAAGAACCCACATATAATGCGGCATTTGTATTTCCAGCGTTAAATATTGGCATAAACATATCATTATCAGATGTACTTAAAGTACCCGTTTCATCAATATAGTTGTCAACATTTAAAGTATAATCTGGATTCAATAATATTTCATTAAATCCATTTGGATGTACTGTAAGTGATGCAGTAGGTAATTGCGAAAATGCCGCAAAACCCCACATAGTATTTAAAATATGACCACTGACATTTTCAAATGTAACGTAAACGCCACTTTCCAATAATGTAATTCCTGTAGTACATGGATTAGAAGATGACCAAGACCCATAATTAACTCCCTTATCATAGGAAACCCTCCAAATAAAAGTATCTGTTACACCAATGCTATTAATTTTTACTTGAAACAATGATGTAAAATATTTATCATATGTACCACTTAATTTTAAATCATCTGTTCCACCTGAAATCAAGAAGGGATGATAATCAACAATATTTGAAGGACTATTTATACCAATTCTACCACCAGAAGAAGCCACAATTGGCACAGTACCAGTATCTTGATTATATAAATACCAATATCTTGCATTTTCATTTCTATACGTACCTGCCACCCAATTCACAGTATTATTATCCACCCATTGAATTTCTTTATCTGATGCAACCAAACCATCTATACGCAACGCATTGGTTTGGATTAAATCGGGATTCGAATCCTTTATGTCAGTACCATATATGTTAATAAGCGTATCTGGGGTTGTCGTTCCAAAACCAGTAAAACCACTAACAGTATCAACATTTATCACTGCAGTAGTACCATTTGCTTTTGTAACCTGAAGTGCATTTATCGTATCACCAGTTGGTCTAATTTTATTTGTTACCAAACCACTATTAAATGTTGATTCAATATTTGTACTTGCACCAACTTCAGTAACACCCTGTAAGCCAGTATATGCTGAATATGGAACATAATCATTGATGTTAGCGGTAAAATCAAAATATTTATTAACATTATTCCAAATTGGAAATTGTCCACTTGAAGTTAGTGGTGTTCCGTTAACATCACTCAAGTCTTCCAATCTAGGAAGTGGTGAAATGCCTGTAAATACCAGCACAACACCCTGATTTATATGTTCATATGTTACCACCGCAACTGGCACTGTATATGCGGGTGCTGGTGGTGGAACATTTGTCCAACTCCCACCAGTGGTACTTAAATATAAGCGAGTTCCTGCACTATATGCGAACGTATTCAATCCATGAACCAAACCGCTAGATGTGGCAAAGCCATTGTTATTATTACCAATATCTTGGGTTAGCATTAATATTTTCTTAAATGCAGTATCTTTGTTACTTGCATTGGCTAAAACAACTGCTGGTTTATTACCACTAGCACCACTAATAACCACCAATTGACCATTATGCATTGGTGCACCCGATTTGTTAACAACACGAACAATTTCTTCTTGCCCAATTTGTAGTGTAACATCAGAATTTACCCCAAATTCAAGCGTTAAGTCATCTGGACTCCATTGTAATTTACCAACTGCGGTTGCGGTTGCACCTGTTAGATTATATTGTATTGATGGAAATATCGGAGTTCCACCAAAAACTTTTTGAGGAGAAGTTTGATTTAAACGTAAAAACGTATTTGGGGCAGTTGTTCCTGTATATGTGTTGATTTCTTCCTGATATACAACTACACCATTTTTATCCTTAAATGTTGCATAACGAGTTGCTCCTCCAGTAAATCCAGAAGTAATAAATTTAAGTCCCTTTGTATTATCAGTATCATCAAATACTTGAAAATTATCCGAATTAAAATACGCCGTAATATCACCGAGCCTAACCCAGTTAATATTATTTGACCAATATAGTCCAGCATCTTTAATTCCCGTCATATAAGTCCCATATGGTTGTCTGACAACATAAATATCGCCAGCATATGACGAAGCAGGTGAGGGTAGATCAATATATTGTGCTACTTGAGGATACGTTGTACCCGATGTTGTACCTCCGCTAAAATTATTATTAAATAAATATGGTAGACCTGTTAATAAATCAATTGTAAATGTTGCCATATCATCTTAATTTTTTTATTTATTTTTCAAAATTTCGATTTCTGCTTTCAATTCTTTGATTGCATTAACTAATATTGGTATTAAATATGTTTCGTTCAATTTTAAATAATCAGAATCACAATTGTTTACAATTACTGGACTAGTTCCCTCCAATTCCAAAACATCTTGTGCTTTAAATCCATATCTTAAACTACCATAAGGTATTTCGCTTTCACGACACTCTCTAAAATAAAATGAAACTGGTTTAAGTTGATTTACAAAATTCAATCCATGATTAATGTCGTTAAAGCATATTTTATCTCTTGCATCAGAACCTGTAGTCCATGCAACTTTTATAAATGCATTTGTTGTTGAATTATTACCAATTACAACTTGATTTGATTCTGTTGTAATATTTTTAACAGCCGCTTCAACACCAGCAATATTACCAATTGCCACATTATTTGAACCAGTAGTGATGTTAAAACCAGCACATGTACCAATTGCAATATTATTACAGCCACTTGAATTTGCTTTAAGTGAATAATGTCCACTGGCAGTATTACCAGAACCAGTTAAATTAGTATGTAACGAACAATAACCATTGGCTATATTATACTTACCACTGCTATTACATCTTAACGCATAATAGCCATTGGCTATATTATAACAACCAGTTGAATTGCCATTTAATGCAGAATAACCATTGGCTATGTTATAACAACCACTGGTATTATTCACCAACGTAGAATAGCCTAATGCAGTATTATAATTACCACAAGTATTGCTTGCAAGCGTTTGTCTACCAATAGCAATATTATAACAGCCAGTTGTATTTACAAGAAGTGCTTGATATCCAATTGCAGTATTAAAATTACCCGACGTGTTGCACAATAATGCTTGATTACCTGCAGCAAAATTATATGTACCATACGTATTATTATATAATGCCTGATAACCTTGGGCAATATTATCTGTACCAAACGTATTATTATATAATGCCTGATAACCTTGGGCAATATTATGAAAACCATCAATTGTGTTGTAAAGTGCCTGATATCCTTGGGCAATATTATCATAACCACATGTATTACTATTTAATGCACCACTACCGATTGCCACATTATTATAACCAGTGGTATTACTACATAATGCACCACTACCGATTGCCACATTATTATAACCACATGTATTACTATTTAATGCACCACTACCGATTGCCACATTATTACAACCAGTAGTTGTTGCAGTTCCAGCACTAACGCCGTAATACGTATTATTGCATGAAGTACCGCTTGCAATTGTTCCACAACCAGCAACAGTTGAACCATATGTTAGATTTGACCAACCAATTCCACCACCACCACCGCTTGTAGCGCCTGAACTTAATTTACCTACATCATCGATATATATTATATTAGTTTCTACTGTTTTAGGTGGTAGTTTGGTTATACATACACAACCATCAACCTTAACCATCTTATTATTGAATTCACCATAAATCAATGTGTTTCCAGATGAATTCGCAATATATAATTTACTTGAACCAGTCTCCGAATAACCAGCATTATTACCGATAAATGTATTTCCACTACCAACATTAAGGTAACCAGCATATGCACCCAATGCAATATTACTACATCCAGTAACATTATAATAAAGTACTTGATTGCCACTGGCAATATTATCACACCCAGAACAATTGGTGTACAATGCATTATATCCTAAAACAATATTGGAACAACCATAAGCATTTCCAAAAAGTGCGCTACATCCCAATGCTATATTATCACAACCACAATAACTATTTTGAAGTGAGCCATAACCTAAAGCGACGTTATTAGAACCATTATAATTATTATAAAGCGTTTGAGTTCCAATTCCTATGTTATTATTTCCAACATAGTTACCAAGTAAAGCATAACCACCGATTCCAACATTACCACTACCCCATATATTTTGATATAAGGTATATTCACCAATTCCAATATTATAGTTAAAACAATTATTATAAAGTGTTCTATAGCCTGCGGCAAAATTACTAGTACCATTCTCATTACAATAAAGTGTTTGACACCCTATTGCAATATTATTAGAACCGCTAGTATTTTTTTGGAGTGCAGTATTTCCTATTGCGGTATTATTACAACCACACGTATTTTTTTGAAGTGATTTATACCCAATTCCAGTGTTATTATGTCCACACGTATTTCCAGTTAAAACTCCATAACCAATTGCAGTATTGCCACAACCAATGGTACTACCACTCAGTGCACCATGTCCAATTGCGGTATTATATTTTCCATTACATGAAGCATTTACATATTTGTTATTATATAATGCTTGGTAACCAATTGCAATTAAGCCACAACCATTAGTATTACAGTAAAGTGCTTTAGAACCTAAAGCGATATTATTTGTTCCACCCGTGTTTAAATAAAGAGAACCAAAACCACCTGCAATATTATTACAACCCACAGTATTTTTTGAAAGTGCATTACAACCAATTGCAATATTATTACAACCCGTCGTATTTCCACTTAAAGAACCAAAACCAGCCACAAAATTATTTGTTCCAGTTGAGGTGTTATTACCCGCACAACAACCGATATAAACACTGCTTATTACATTTGGCGATGTTCTCAATATAGTATTTCCACTTATTTGATAACCACATGCAGTATTTAATTTTGCACTATTACAAACATTCAAAGTATATGCACCAGTAATAGTTGTATTTCCAGTTAATGCACCACCCAAACGAACATTAGTACCAACAACATTTAAGCCATTATTCGCTGTTGAAATTCCTCCACTACTTGTAGCACCGCAACTTAACTTACCTGCAGCATTTATATAAACAATGTTTGTTTCACTTGTTTTTGCAGGTAGACCACTTAAACAAGTGATTCCAGTAACCGTTAATGCTCCGTTGACTTTCAATAATTTATTGTCAAATTCACCATAAATTAATGAACTTGTTGCATTATTTGCTATATAAAGTCTATTTGATTTTGTTTCGTCATAACCCGCACAATTGCCAATAAACACACTACTTGAGCCACTTACATTTGAAAAGGCAGCATTGCAACCAATTGCAATATTATTATTACCCCCGCAATTATAGTAAAGTGCACGATATCCCATTGCAGCGTTAAAACAACCACTGGTATTCAATATCAACGAACCGTGACCAACTGCGTTATTAAAACAACCACAAGTATTGTTTGAAAGTGTTTGCTGACCCAATGCAACATTGTCGCACCCATATTTATTCCAATATAAAGAATTGAAACCAATTCCGACATTATCCGAGCCATCTGTATTATTAAAAAGTGCTTGATACCCAATAGCGTTATTATTACAACCATTAGTAATTTTTGCAAGTAAACCAGCACGTTCCCCAACATATATGTTTGATGCATTATTAGATGATAGCGTAAGTATAGTACATCCGCTTATTTGATAACCAGTGTTTGTGCTTAAAAATGCACAATTGCCTATATTTAGAGTATACGCACCATAAATATTTGTATCCTCAGTTAATTGACCACCTAGTTTTACATTTGTGCCAGAAGAAGTTAGACCATTACAAGCAGTTTGAATTCCAGTAGTCGAACCACTACTAAAATTGCCGCTGAACAAATATTGTTGTCCAGTTAATATATCAAGTGCAAATATTCCCATAAATTATGTTTTAGTGTTTATAATAAATACAAGAAAGTTTTTAATTAATACAACAAATAAAAAAAGGATGAAAAATTTTCATCCTTTAAAATATCAATAATTATTTCATTTTATATATACGTATATATCAATCTATTATCCCAAACATAATTAAACAATTGGCTTCCGTTTGGAAATTGAGTTACATACCAAACATCACCAACTTTAGACATTTTTTTTATTTGCCAAATTTCTCTGCTGGTATCATGACCGTTATTTGAAACGCCTATATAATATTCAGTTTCTGAATACGTATGAATTAATGTTACTGGTTCAAATTTAGGGTTTTGAACATTTATGTCTGTACTTTCTAACATGATGTAAATTTTTTAATATAAATACTGATTGATGTTAATTACGCATCAACAGCATCACTAAATTCAGGTAATGATTTTGCAAAAATATATGCTTGTGCAATGAAGTTATAAGTAGAATTTAAATCAGGTACAAATTGAAAAATAAAATCACTATACTTATAAATATTATTACTACTATCAGCAACATCCTTATTTTTATAGCAACTTATTCTTACTCTTAGATTTTCTTTACCGCCAATAATACCATCAATAGGTTCTATTTTCCAATAACAATCAGTAATGGTAAGGTCAAACTGTCTGTTATAGTAACTGCTAATTAATCCCATCTTTATTTTTTTATTGTTTTTATTGTTATTATTTTTACATAAATACTGGCTGATATCAATTAAGTATTAAATGCATCATTAATTTTTATCAACACACATTCATTATGCAGGAAATACTTTTAATATTTCGTTGGCACGACCTTGCGCAATAACACCTAATAATTCAAGTGCTCGAACTCCACTAATTGTCTGCGAATCAGTTAAATCAATATCCAATGCTTTATTATATTTAATCCACCAAAGTTCCACATCAGGATTTGTTTTCGACAATGCCAATATTGCTTTTGCTTCATCATCAGTAAATCTATTTAAGAATTGTAGTGGTGTTAATACTTTTAGCATTGCAGGTTCAGGTGGAATTGGTTCAACGTAAGGTAATAACATCCAATCATATCCAGTAAAATTAGGATAAGGTTCTCCTACAACTTTTTCACCACATGGTGGTGGAGCAATTTTTGTGGTTCTTCCAACTATTTCTTCTTCGGAATACCATCCATAAATGTCAAATGAATAACTCATATTTTTCTATTTTTTTGTTTTTAAATTATTTTATACTTGATATACAACTTCCATTGCAGTTGCATCCATCCAATATGCAGCATTACCTTTTCCGACAGTACTATCGTCAACATAAATTGTCTCAGGCATTAATATGTATTTTGAATTTATATAATTAACAAATCCCCAGTCTGCTCTAATTGTAGTTTTTTTACTCGACCAATTTATGCCATCAGGTGAATATGCTACGTAATAACTCGGTCCTGTTGCCGTATTTGAACCAATTTGACCTGCACTCGCACCAACAGCCACAAAACAATTATTGGCATATACGACACTTCTCCATCCTCTTGATTGAGGCATTGTTGTTACAGTCCAATTTATTCCATCTGTTGAATAAAATGCATTTGTTGTTGTTGCATAATACCACGTATTACCCAATACAACATATTTTCCATTACCATATGCCACACAATAAGACTGAAATGAAGGATATGAAAAATTAGCAAAATTTCTAGTTGACCATGTTGTTAAATCTGTTGAGGTAAATACTCTTGGATATGCATTATCCGTTCCAATATATAATCCATTACCATATCCCACTTTAACAAAGGACGCTGGAGTTGCTTTGGCTGAACTCCAAGTTATACCGTCTGCAGATGTATATATGTTACTTCCAGAAGTAAGAATAAATTGATTATTTAAGAAATATAATCCTGATGGGGTTGCAGGAAATGTAGTACCATAAACCGCACCATATGTTGCAGAATAATATCCCGCCGTAGTAGAATTTGATGCAATAAGATGTCTGCCAGCACCAAATGCAATATATGGATAATATGTACCTGCTGCACCCCAAAATCCAGTCCAATTAGTTCCATCTGAATAATTAACATATCCTTCATAACCTGCTTCATCATTCATTCCTCCGAATACGTAGAACCCATTACCATATGTGGCAGCAGTATAATTCCTGCTATAATTTAGTGAATGTAACGTTGCCCCCAAAGAATCTGTTAATATTGGGTTTCCAATTGTGGCTGGATTATTCGCAAATATATTGCGCTTTGTCTGCGATATTCCGCTTAAATTTGATAGTGTTGCCATAATTAATTATTGTCTTTCGTATACAATTTCGTATCCATTAAAATTTATAAAATTTGTTATACTACCGCTATTATTAAACACAAGTCCATTGCCACCACTTATCATATATATCCCGGGTGCAAGAATTGTAGACGGCATTGTAAATAATTTCCATGAAATTCCATCCGATGAAAAAAGCACATAACTTCCATACCAAATTACAAAATTTGGTGAAAAATACCCACCTTGATTAATTCCCATGTATGTTCCAACATCTGCTCTATATGTCCAAGTTATGCCATCACTTGTTGTAAATAATAGATAGGGAATACTAGTATAGTTAGTTAAATATGCTGCCAATATGCTACTACTACTTAGAGCACTGCCTAGATAATTTACATTATATGTTCCAACATTAATAGTTCTTGTTGTCCATGTGCCATTAGCCGCTGTTGGTGATGTATAATATGTTTTACTATACAACACTGTTGCGATATACAATCCTCCCGTATAACATACTGTATTGGTGAATAAAATTGCCGAAAGTGTCCAATTTATACCATCTGTCGATGTTAACAATCTCGCAGCATTATTGTATAGAAAAAATAAACCACCAACAAATGTTATATATGAATATACGTTACTATAATTAGTTAAAGTTCTACTTGTCCAAGTTGCCCCATCAGGAGAAGTAAAATATGTTGTATTATCACTACCTTGAATTATAACGAACAATCCAGCACCAAATGCAATCATTGTATTTATTTGACTTGTAGGCAACGTACCGCCAGCAGTCCAAATAGTTCCACCGCTATTCATATAATACGTTTGTGAAGTAGTAGTTGTACAAGTCACAAACTTATTGTTTCCATATGCAGAATTTATAAAACCAAATGGTGGTTGTGCAATTTGATACCCATATGACTGTGTATTTGTTGCACCAGTACCAATAATAGCATTACCAGATGAAAATATTTTTCTTTTTGTTGGTAAAATACCAAATAATTGACTTATTTTGCTCATATATTAATATTTTCAGTTATATATTAAATTATAACCCATCCATATGCAGAACCTGTGTAAATTACTTCAAATCCTGCGTTTAATTTATCAATTGTCAGGTCTTCAGACAGTCCCATAATTTTATTACCATTTCTACCCAATACACTTGTCGTAGTATTTGATAAGTTAGATACTTTTAATGAATCCCCATCCGATGGTGATGCTGGCAATGTTAATGTCAAAGATGCGGTTAACACATATAAATAGTTCTTAACTGCATTTGTTGCACCAGTAATTATAGATACAGTTAAACTACTGCCACCACTTGTAGCACCTGAACTTAATTTACCTGCAGTATCAATAAACACCACATTTGTTTCAGTACTTTTTGCAGGTAATTTGGTGATACACATACACCCATCAACCTTAACTATCTTATTATCAAATTCGCCATAGATCAACGAAGTTGTTGATGAATTGGCAATATATAATCTATTTGACTTGGTTTCGTTGTAACCTGCACAAGTTCCGATAAATACACTACTATTCCCAGTTATATTTAAATAACCCGCTTGACAACCTAATGCAATATTATTAGTTCCCTTTGAATTTAAAAATAATGCAGAAGAGCCGATTGCTATATTATCCGTACCTCCCGTGTTACTATAAAGCGCAGCAGAGCCTATGGCAAAATTACTAGAACCAATCGTGTTTCCTTGTAATGCTAAATTGCCTATCGCAACATTATGACAACCACTTGTATTTTTACACAACGAGTTATATCCTGCTGCAACGTTATAACATCCATTCGTGTTGTTACGCATTGTCGCATAACCAATCGAAACATTATAATTTCCCTTCGTGTTGGCAAATAATGTATAACCACCTATTGCAACATTACCAGTACCACCAGTATTACAATAAAGAGAAGCATAGCCACTTGCAAAATTGTTACTACCATTTTTATTGGAATATAATGTACTATAACCCAATCCAATATTATTTGTACCACCAATATTACAATTAAGTGCTTGACAGCCAATTGCGATATTATCAGTTCCTTTCGTATTATAGAATAAAGCATTATATCCAATAGCAGTATTACTTGTACCACCAGTATTATAATAAAGTGCTTGATTGCCAATTGCAAAATTATCACTACCAATTGTATTATAACGCAATGCTTGATATCCTATTGCACTATTAGTACAACCACTAGTATTACCAAAAAGTGATTGATAGCCTACTGCAAAATTGTTACTTCCAACTTTATTTGAATATAATGCCTGACAACCAATTGCAGTGTTAAGACAGCCACAAGTATTACTATAAAGTGCTTGGTGTCCAGCGGCAAGATTATTATTTCCACTCGTATTATTATTTAATGCACCACTACTCAATGCAACATTATAACAACCACAAGTATTAGCACATAATGCATTACATCCTAAAGCAATATTATAATTTCCTTTAGTATTACTATAAAGTGCTTGGTATCCATTGGCAATATTATGTGTGCCACCTGTATTGGAATATAATGCAGTATAGCCTAATGCAATATTATAACTACCAGTTGTATTACTATGAAGTGCATAATACCCTGCAGCAAAATTATTACACCCACAAGTATTACAATATAAAGTATACACACCCATTGCAGTGTTATGTGTACCACACGTATTACCATATAGAGCATATTGACCCATTGCAATATTATATGTGCCACCAGTGTTGCAATATAATGCACATAAACCATTGGCAATATTATTACTTCCTGTTGTATTGAAACGCAATGCATTGAAACCATTGGCGATGTTATTACTTCCTGTTGTGCTATTACGTAATGCCATATAACCAACAGCAAAGTTATTACATCCAGTTAAATTAGAATATAATGCCTGAAATCCGATTGCAGTATTAGCACAACCACTAGTATTACTATAAAGTGCTTGATAACCATTTGCAATATTATTACAACCAGTTGTATTACACATAAGTGCTTGACAACCTAATGCAACGTTATTATTACCAGTTGTGTTACACCTAAGTGCTTGATAACTCATTGCAATGTTATTGCAACCAATTGTATTGCACATAAGTGCAGAATAACCATTTGCAATATTATTACAACCAGTTGTATTACAATAAAGCGATTGATATCCCAAACCGATATTATTTGTTCCCCCAGTATTGCTATAAAGTGCAGTAGCACCAATTGCAATATTATTACTAGTTGTGGTATTATTTTGAAGTGCTTGCGGACCGATTGCAATGTTATTACATGCAGTGGTATTTTTATAAAGTGCTTGACTACCTATCGCAGTATTATCCCAACCACAAGTATTACTATTAAGAGATTGGCGACCAATTGCAATATTTTCGCCACCCGTTGTATTATTATTAAGAGCCATCAAACCAATCGCAAGATTATCACCACCCGTTGTATTGCATGCAAGTGCATTCCATCCCATTACAAAATTATTTGTTCCAGTTGAGGTGTTATTACCTGCATTACAACCAATATAAACACTGCTAATTGTATTTGGTGCAGTTCTAAGGATGGTAGTTCCTGAAATTTGATAGCCACAAGTAGTATTTAATTTAGCACCATTGCAAATATTTAATGTATAAGCACCAGTAATCGAAGTATTTCCAGTTAAAGCACCGCCTAAACGAACGTTTGAATCAATAACATTTAAACCATTATTTGCTGTTAAAATACCACTTGGTGCAGGAGTTTGCCAAGTAGCATTTCCACTTGCATCAGAAGTTAATACCTTTCCATTTCCACGATTGGGTAATATAGATAGTGTTGCGCCACTTGAAACCTGAAATGTGCCATGAATATCTGTACATCCAGATAAAATCATTGTATCACCTACACATTGTTCAAATTTATTGTTATTTAAATTCAGTTTTGTATCAATTGAAATTGCCATACGATTTGTTTTTGTATATATTAAATAAATAGTTTTGTAAAGTAAAGAATCTCATTAAATTGATTCGATATAATCTTATTAATTGACATATTTTACCTATAAATACTTTTCAATTTATATGTAACAAAAAATCCCGCCAAATTTGACGGGATTTTAAAAAACTATGACAATTTGTTATTTTTGTTTATTCACTGCTTCAATAATTTTGTTAATATCGAAAAGATTAACTGTATCATATGGAAATTGTTGAATTTGACCAGAAATATCATCAACCAAATATGTATATTTATCAAATTTATTAATAATATTTGCATTTGGTTGTACGTTGATATGTTCTTCATATCCAAATACTTTAGATGAATTGCCTATCCAACAAACCGTGCTTTGTAAATCAAGTGCACGTGCAGCATGTGCGGCGAAACTATCAATAAATAATCTTTTTGATGATAATGGAAATACGCCATATAATTCTCTTAATGGTAAATTCAATGCTTCGGTATTTTGCAAAGCAGGCTGTTCTGGCATTCTAATATGTAAAATTCTATATGATTTGGCGAAATAATTCACAAGTTTTTGTGCGATCTCAATCGGCATATCTCTATACCAAGATTTTTTGGAGTATTGTGTCGTAGGAGAACCACCATGCGTTTGTATTAGCATAATTGGTCTACCATCTGGTTTAATCTTATCCTTCGCAATTTCGAGTTCTCTGGGGTTTAAAAACAACTCTGGTTTACTTCCATCAAAAGGAATGTCAAACATTTTACACCAAGTTTCAGTTAGATGCTCTTTTCTTAAAATATGATCCGTTTCATTATATGGATCATGCTTCATTATGATTGTATCATCTTTGATGTAATCTTTGAAATACCTCACTTCTCCGTGTGAAAAAAACCTAAACACATTTGGATTACCAAATGCAGGCGCATCCCATGATGTAACCCAAACAATTTTTCTATCTGGATATTTTTTCTTTATTGCTCTAATTACTGCAGTCGCCTGAATTTGCTTACCCTGTCCACCTTCGCTATGAAAGATAATATATTTATCGTTATCACTAATTCTGTCGTTTTCCATTTTTTAAAGTTTATTTGATTATAAATTTTTATACTTTTTTATAAATACTAAGATAAATCAAAAAATCTCAATATTATATATTTTTTATTAGAAAATTAAGATTAGAATAAAGAGCACTAGTACCTAATCCAACATTATCAGTACCAGTACAGTTACCGTATATTGCACATGTACCAATAGCAACGTTACAATTACCTGTGCCAATTTGTATGTACATAGATTCAGTACCGATTGCAATATTCCAACTACCACAATTACTCATACCCGCACCCCAACCTAAACCAACGTTATAGTTTCCGCTAGTAACACGTGAAAGTGAACAATAACCAATACCCACGTTTCCTTGACCATTGGTAATTCGTGTAAGACCACCGTTTATACCAGTATTATTTACACCAGTTGTTGTAGCCGTACCTGCTTGATAGCCAAGAAAGATTGAACCCCATGTTTGACATGATATACATAAAATTGTATGCCCACAGATTTGATAGCCATATTGCGAATTTATTTTTGCGCCACACATATTCAGTGTGTACGCACCCGAAATTGTAGTATTACCAGTTAAAGCACCACCCAATTGAACATTTGTGCCATTTTTGGTTAGACCATTATTAGTCGTTTGAACTCCTGATGTAGTGGTTAAACCAGTTACATAATTTCATCAACAATATCATATTTATTTGTAAATGTTTTTAATTCGCCATATCTAAGTGAACCACTGGTCTGAACAATGGTTAACCGAGCCAGATAAATTTAGCGTATCACCAGTTGCTTGATAAACTTTCGAATTTGATAAGTTTAATTTAGTTATTAAAGCCATAATTATTGGTTTATTTTATTATTATTTCCGTTATTTTATATATAAAAAGTTTGATAGACCATATAATGTGTTTAATAATAAAATTAATTAACAAATGCCACTGCACCCCAAAATGTTCCATTGTAAATAAACGTTATTGAACCATAATCAGTATTAATTGTTGAAAATGGTTGACCATTGATTCCCAATGGACTACATATTATAATTGGGTTAGTTAATGCACATGACCCAATATCTGCAATTGTTACTTTTTGACCAAGTGCAGGACTATTATACAAACAAATCGTTGAAGCCACACTTACACCAACAAAACTATCACTAGCCGTTGTTGTATAATTTGAAGATACATTACAAACATTAACAACATTTTGTGTTGAAGCCTGAGTAACTTTTTTAATTACTTTATCACTTGAATTCCAAACTAATATTTGGTCAGCACTTGTACCACTAACAGGAGCAACTAATAATGAAGTTGCACCGCTTGTTTTAAATGCACCGTGAACAATTACACAATTAGTATCAAACTCACCATAAATTAATGGATTAATTGTATTTGAATTTTCAATGTATAATTTATTTGAACCATTTTCGTTAAAACCTGCATTTGCTCCCAAAAATACGTTTCCACAACCCAATGCATTAAATCCAGCGCATAATCCATATGCAACGTTATTACATCCAGTAGTGTTTGCATATAATGCGTTATATCCATTAGCAAGGTTATGTGTACCACTCAAATTATTGAAGAGTGCTTTATATCCATTAGCAACGTTACCACAACCACATGAGTTGTTATAAAGTGCTTGATAACCAAATGCTACGTTGTCAGTACCACAAACATTACTAAACATTACACAACGACCAATTGCAACGTTATTGTCACCAATAGTGTTGTTTCTCATTGCTTGATTACCAATGGCAGTGTTATTACTTCCAGTTGTAGTGCTTCCAAGTGTTAAGTTACCAACAGCAAGATTATAACAGCCAGTCATCGTATCATTACCAGCACCACAACCAATGAAAATTGCTCTCGCTGAATTTGGTGATAGTCTGAATACAGTATTACCACTAATTTGATAGCCACAAGTTGTGTTTAACTGTGCACCACCACAAATATTTAATGTGTAAGCACCTGTAATTGTAGTATTACCAGTTAAAGCACCACCCAAACGAATGTTCGATCCAGTTTTTGTTAAACCATTATTCGCACTTTGAACACCAGAAGTTGTGGTTAAACCCGTAACATATGCAACATCAGGAAGTGAACGTTTTGTAAAATATGAACTATTGTCATTATTATATTTAAATCCTCCGAAACCATAGCCAGTATTTCCAATCGTTGCAGAGATGCCTGAAAGTGTTAAATAAACTCCACCATAGGTTGTGTCTGTAGTACAAAGAGTTGTTGATGGAAGTGTACCTGTTTTATTTACACAGAATTTTGCATAATTTCCCGCTTCTGTGGTATCTGTAGATATTAATAAGCCATATGAATTATTGCCATTTATTGTTGTATTGCCAGTTAATGTTCCACCAAGTGTGATGTTATTACCAACTCTACCTAAACCATTACCGCCACCAATTCCAGTTGTACCACTGGCAATAATCGCATTAACAACGAATTCTTTGTCAACAAGTGTACGATTGGTGAAATTAGATGAGTAATCACCGTCATAGCAAATACCTGTACTACCTGTACTACCATATACCGTACCACCACTGCTCATTGTGAAATTATTTCCAATTCCCGATGATAATTGAAGTGAGGTGTTGTTTAATGTAATCGATTTACCGTCACCAATTAGTTTTGCACAATTTGTATTTAAAATTAATCCGCTATTAGTACCATTACAAATCTGAAATGAATTACCACTCATATTTATGGTAGTTGTACCAGTTAACGTTCCACCAAGTTTTATATTACTACCAATTCTAGTTAAACCATTATTAACAGTAGTTCCAGTTGCCGCACAACAAGATATTTTACTATCTACATATCCTTTATCAACTAATGTACGATTGGTATAACTACTACTATAATCAGAGCCATATTGCAATGCATTCGTATAGTCAAAATACATCTGTTTACTTGCACCAGTTGAATAACTTTGGAAGTATGTGGTTGCATTTGAACAAATTGACAATGCACCCATATAATCCGAAATAGGATTACAATATAACATACATATATTATCATCTGATGGAGATGCTGCGTAATTACCAACGCTCAATTGTCCACCACTACAAAATGTTCCTAATTGTAATGTAAAACCAGTATTTAAATTAATGTCAACATCACTACTCAATGTACCACCAAGACAAAGATTTCTTCCATCATAATTTGTTATTCCATTTGTTCCACCAGTAATTGCATTAAGCCTAACACATTTCCCCAAATCATCAAGCGCAATATAGTGTGCACCACTACACATCGTGATATCAATACCAGAATTTGGCTCACTTAAAACATCAATCGTTAAAGTAAATAATGTAAAATTTAATGCCGTTGATCCAATATATATTGGATCAGGGGTAGTTAATACCCATGCAGTATTTTGATTAGTATTACCTGTTAATACCCACATATACGTGCCCGAAGTTGTTTCACCACTAACAGGAATACCATCAAAATCTGTGGCACGTGTCCAAACACCACTACTTGCAATCCACACACCATTAAACTGTGGAGAACCCACCTCATCTTTAACTAAAACTCTCCAACCATTTTGAACCATAACACCATCAATTGTGGTTAAACCAGTATATGGATATGGGAGTGATGTTGTTGTAGCAACATTAACGGCTTCTTTAGGTCTCAAACCACTTGCAACTGCTGATACATATGCAACATCTGGAATTGAACGTTCTGTAAAATGATTACTATAATCTGCAGCATATTTCAAACCACCAACATTACCATAATCAGTGATTATTGACGCACCATTAAATCCAACATTAAAAGATGATAAACAATTTAAAGATAATCCATGTGTATTTAAACCACTTATTGTTGTATTACCTGTTAATGTACCTCCTAAATGAAAGTTAACACCAGTCTTTACAATACCATTATTTCCAGTTGTAATTAAACCTGCAATATATCCTTTATCTACCAATGAACGATCATCATAACTTGCACTATAATTAGCACCATATTTCAAACCACCACTACCAGCCATGCATATTGATTCAGTACGAACACCCATCAATATATTATTACAATCCAAACTGAATGATGTTGAACTACCACTGGTTGTTACTTGAAATTGATTTATATTTGTAAATTGTAAATTATTTATATTTGCACCATCAATTGTAGTGTTTCCAGTTAAAGTACCACCTAATCCAACTTTCTTATCGCCAGTTGTTTTTAAACCATTTGTTGCACCAGTTACTTTTCCTGTACCAGTATTTCCAGAAAGATATATGAATGAACTATCACTTGATATTGCAATAATTTCGGGAGTTTTACTATAAATTGTTCTAAACTCTAATTTATTATCAACCAAATCTGCATAAACAGGACCACCAATCGTTACGGTGTTACCCGTTGTTAAACTACCAACAACAGTATCAACCACTAAGTTTGAACCGTTATTATATGCACTTCCTGTTGTCCAACTATTTCCAGTATATGGAAATTTTGTAATTCCATCATAATATGATGGCACTGCACTATATTGAAACGTTCCGAGTTGATCAGCAATATTTCCATCAATTAATATCCATCCAACCAAATCTGCATTACCAGTATATTCGTTCCACAAGAACGACTTAACATATTCAGATGTTTTTACATATCCTCTTTTTGGAATGCCATCACTTGGTGTTCCAATATATATTATTCCATCAGCACCTCTGTAGAAATAATTATAAAGTGAGGCGTAATTTCCATCATAATCGACACTAAGTAAATGATTAAGTGGCAATGTTTGTACACCAGTCTTTCCACTGAAAAAACCTAAATTAGTTGCACCTGTAACAAAGTCGCCAACTGGCAAATCTGAACCAGTTTTTTTCTCAACCAAATCTGTATTGGTTACGCCATCTTTATACCAATATTCAACTCCATTAATGTTAACCGTTAAACCACGATATCTCTCACTAATCGGTATTGTTAAATTAGTTGAACCAGTTGATGTGTATGCGGTGTTACCACTTGATAAGTATTTGGAATCAATTGGCTTACCAACATTTATTTTGAAGTTGTCATTTAAATTTATTGCCATCTCTATTTAATTTTATCTTAATTCAATTATTGTATTTAAAGTAGTTTGATAGTTGCTAACATATACTTTATATCCATGTGGTGAACAACCAACATTTGCCCAAATAGTTGAAGCAACATCTGAAACAGTTGCTCCGCTTGGGAAAAGATTACCTCCAACACTAACAGAACCACCAATCACACCATTATTTAATGTATTAACATACCAACATGTTTTATTCGCAGTTTCAATTGGGGTTGCGAACCATACATAATCATCTGAAGTACTACCAAAATTAATATAAATTGTACCAGTACTATCACTAACTACTTTAGTTCCACCAGTTACCAAATATTTATTTGGGGTTGGTCTATTAACTCCAAAAACACAGCCGCCACTCGCAACTTTTCCATAATAATATGGATACATTCCACAAATTGTACATGTACATGCAGGTGATGTAGTTCCTGAAGATAATGCCGAAAGCCACACGCTACAATCACTCGCATAAACTGGAGTACTTCCAGAAGAATAACTAATTGTGCTCGACACTACATTATTACCCACTTGAACATTTGCAGGTGGAACACCATGCACATAAGTACATAATGTTGAACTTATAGATACTGGAGTACCACCCAATTGGACGAAATTATATCCTTTTGGTAAACCGCTTCTACATGAAGAACCACCATCATATACAGGAGAAACACTTCCACTGTCAAATGAAGCAATTAAACAAAGATTTGATATACATGTTCCAACTTCATATGTTGAAATCGCTGGTGATATTGAAAATGATGTTTGTGATGGTGCTACAACAGTTGGACACACTACGGGAGATACCATAGATTTTATAATATCGGCAATTGGTTCATTATAAATATTTGAACCAGATGGGAGTCCACCCACAGTACATGTAGTTAATCCCGTATAGGGATAATTTCCACTTCCACCTGAAGAAGACGCTAATAGCACTATTTTACCATTACTATAAGTTAATACCTCACCATTAGTTCCGCCTGTTGCAATAATTGGTACGTAACCACCTGCACCATTGGTTAATGTTAATCCACTAGTAGTCGCTATTTTAGTTTGACCAGATAATGTTAATGTACTTCCAACTAATTGTTTAAATTGGATATTGTCTAAATTTGGTTGTGCAAAAAATGGCATATTTTTTATGTTTACTTGTCTGTTATATTATTTATAATAAATACAAAAGAATCTGATTAAAAACAGTATAAAACAAAAAACCCCGCAGGAATTTTTCTTACGGGGTTTAATATATAATACTGAAAGTTATAAACCGAATCTTTCTTGTCTACGAGCCTTTTTTCTTAACTCGCTAACTTCTCTGAAAGCATTTGGGTTAAAACTTTCTCTTTTAACCACTGAAACCATGTGGTTATATTCATTTTCGGTTATTACCTGACCAATATAACCCTCTGTTTTCAACATATAACTTTTAGGTGCAGTCCTTGAAGTAGGTTGACCCACGTCATCAAGTGTTGCATCAAAATTTAATTCAAGAAGTTCTTTAATTCTATCTTGAACATTTGCAGTCATATCCTGCTTTGTTTTTTTCAAAGCCAATTCTAATAAATCAACAATGTTTTCACGATGCGATTTTCTAACTTCATTGAATTTTTCTGTAAACAGATTGCTTGCAGTTTTTTTCTTCAATTCAGAAATAATTGCTAGAGAACCATAGCAGTCACGAATCATTAAATCCCAAACTTGTTCAGCATATGTGAATGAAGGGAATTTATCTATTGCAACAATTTCACCATCAATCAATACAATAATACCAATCAGATTGGCTGGACGTTCAAAGTGAGCAATAAACTGCTCAAGTTTCTTGTCATACTTCTCAAAGTAAATATTTAAGTAATTACCTGTATTTGCTTGAGTATCACGTCCTAACTTCTCAACTGCAGGATAAATCCTTGAATATGATTCTCCTTTACCAACAGTGTCAAAAACCATTTCACGCATTGTGACAGGAAGCATACGGAATTCCTGAGTACCATTAAAGTAACCAGTTTGTGAACCCTGTACACAACCAGCATCACGATAAACAGTATTTGATTTGGCTGATATATAACCAGCCTTAGTCATACCGTGATTCTGAGCACTTTGCTTAGTCACAACTGCCATTTGAGTTGGGACAATAACTTCCTTATTTTCAGTATTAGTGAAATTAATCTGACCATATGAAGAGTTACCTGCCTTTAAAGCAGTCAATGGATTCGCAAAGCGACTATCCAATGAAAATTCAGGATCAGTCGTTAAACATACAATTTGCATGTTCATAATTGACTGAACTACGATGTTACCATCACTATCCTTGACAGGACGACAACCTTTCAACAATTCTGTAAATTCTCTTGTATTCATGGTACAAATTTTTATGCGTTAATACTAATTTTTTTTGTCCTTTTAACAGGTGTTGTTTCCAAAGCCAATACTTGACTTTCCAACCAACGTTTTGTGTCAATTTCAAGCAATCTTGCGTTGATTTGTGGTTGCAATGCACTTGGGTTGTTTATTGCCATTGTGACAACACCTTCACCCAATTTTCTTACATTTGCACCCATTTCAGCACTTGTGATTGGTGAAATCTGAAACATTGGAATATCTCTACCTGTTTCTGCTTTCCAGATTGAAATAACTTCATTTGTTAATCCATCATATGCATTTTCATATCCATCAGTTAAGATGAAGATCGCATCATATTGCGAATTACCTTCAACTTTCATCAACCTAATGAATGCAGTTGCCAAATCTGTAGTGAAACCATCAGTTCCAAAAACAACTGAACTTTTTGCAGATTTTGACAATACTCTTGAAGTAAAGTCTGCAATTGCTCTTGGAGTATTCTTTGATTCTACTTTATTACCTGACATTGAAGCACTTTCGTCAACAATAATACCGATACTTTGGTAGAAGAATCCCTGAATTTTTTTCTTTTCAGCAAGTTTGTCAATTGCGTCACGAATTTCAGCAGTAAAAGTAGTTTCATAACCTGTTTTGTACAAAGCCATGAAATCAGTTGCTTTTCCCATATCAACAGTTTTCTCAACACCCAACTTTTCAGTTGATTTTGTCTGACGAACTTGTTGGTTAACTGATGTTACTTCAACATTTTTCCTTATTAATGCCTTAGTTGCTTCCCTTTGTGTTTTAGTTGCCCACATACTGTGGTATTGTGGGTGTTTTACACTTGAGATCAAACCAAGCAATACTTCTTCAGGAACATTTTTAATATTTGTAATATCAACCCTTGCTCTCTGATATTCGCTCAATAACGGAAATTCGTTGTAACTTACATTTTCATCTTTTTTGAACAAGAAAAGTAACAATTTAAATGCTTTCATAGTATCACCATTGAAATATTTCAAAATACAATCATTTACAATTGCAATTTCCTTTTCACTACCCAAAAAATTAAAATTTTCATTTCTACCTTGAGTTGCAGTAACAATAACACCGTTGTTATTCATATAGAGTTGTTTACGTGCAATTGAAAGCAAAATAGATGTTTTCTTCTGACCATAAACGTGTTTCAATACTTCAGCAATCTTGTTACGATATTTCATTGAATAGAATTCAAGGTTTGCTTGACCCCAAAGAAATCCAAGAATAATTTTCCTTGTTCTTTCGTTATTTACTTTTGCTTCTTTCAAGTCAACGAAAAGACGAAGAACATATGGAAGACCATTTTCTGCAAGATTATTTAATGCAGTAAGTACTGCTTTATCACTCAATCCATTGTCATACCAATCAATTGGATTAACAATATTACACGCACCGCCTTTAAGTGTCTGTTTAAACTCATTGAGCAATACTTCAGACACAAATCGACCCGTTGCTCCCTTCTGACTTGCTATAATCAAGGGGAGTTCCTTTGAAAGCGAATACTGATTCCTAATTTGAGTCTGAATTGCTTTCAATTGTTCGTCTTTACTGTGGTAATAGGTTGCAGAACTTTTTGCACCGCTTGCAACTGTTAGACCTTCAATCAAAGATTGTTTGATTGAAACCACCATGTTGTTTGTTAATACCAATTTTTCCATCGTCTTAAAATTTAATTTTTACAATTATTAAAATCTACATTATTGCATTATACGAATATTCAATCAATAATGTTACAATTTTCTACAAAAAAAATGAGCGAGATGGCACAATTCTGCACCATGTTCCCGCCCACTCCAAATTAACCATTTGATGACTTCTATCAGGAATCTTGCTAACCGTGTCTAGGTATTTTCCATATAAACTAATATACAACCAACACGTGCTTCACACACCATTAAAGTGATACCATTTCTGGTTTCTTAGTGTGATACCCTTGTGTAACCTCACTTCAGGCTTCGTCACCTTCACTATTTTCATAGTTAAATAAAATTATTTTTGAAAAAAACTTCACTTCTGAAGCCAAAACCATTCTTAACCATCAAATGTTAGGTGATACGCCCCGTTTTTTATGAAAAAACTCTGGTATCAACAACCAAAAAATTTAGGGAACATTTTAAAAGTATTTTTTGTTTTTAATGCAAGTTTCACTGACTTGTGCCTTAACCGCTAGGCTAATCGTTCATTTTTGGCGAACAATATCGGATTCGAACCGACGAATTACTGTAAACACTTTTCGTTTTCCCTTCAATACCCTACCTCACACTTTGTATTGCTACAGGGAATGCGAGGAATAAGATTTTAAAATCCTTCCGAAACTCCACCCATCAGGTAATGATTCAAAAGTTTTAATTTTTTTATTCACAATTCCATTCGTTATCCAACGAGTATTGTATTGTGAATTATTCACACCCTTTGATTTTAATTTATTAGCATTACCAATTTTTATTTTAGATTCTTCCCGATGTTTCTT